CGACTATCACAGGAATTAGTGATACCGCTCCAACTATTATTACTGCAACTAATACCGCAAAGGTTGGCGACTTAGTCACCATTAACGGTACTACAGCTGTTCAGCTAGACGGCAAGACTTTCGTTGCCGGTCCTAATACCTCTGCTACTGAGATCGAACTGATCGGTGCTGATACTACTGGTGTCACGCCTCCAACAGTGTTTACCGGTACAGCTAAGGTATTTACAGAATTCACCAACCTCTGCTTGAATGCTTTGGCAATCAATGCTGAGACTCCTGGTACTGTTTCTGTAGGTACATATTGCGACCCAACAGCATCTATCCCTTCAGTGGTAGTTCAAGCTGGTACATTAACTATCGGCGGCTATGTGGATATTTCTTCTGAAGACTATCCAGCGTTGTTAACAGCGACTGAAGATGGTTTAAGCCGCTTAATCCGCATTGAGTTGCCAAACAACGGCTACATTGTAGCACCTATCATTGTAAGTCAGATTACGTGGGAATTGCCTTTAGATGGTGCTATCAGTTTCACTGGTACAGCGACGCTCGGCTCTAAGCCAGCTCACCGTTTCTGATTATTTAGGTAATCTATCTAGTCCATTCTCTGAGTGGATTAGAGTAGTATACTTTTGACTGACCTAGCGCAAGCGAAAAGAATGTTGCTCACCCATTCCTGGTCATGTCTTTTATTTGGTGAGCCGTTAAAAGTGAGAGCACTATGAAAACAAAAACAATGACACTCGAAAGCGGTGTATATGAATTACGTGAGCCAACTGTAGGCGTCTTATTTCCTATTATGGATTTAATGGAAAAAGATCCTAAAGCCTTTCAATTAGGTTTAGTTAAAGGCTCTATCTTTAAAAATGGCCAACCACTAGGCGATGAGGTCTTAAACCTAGGACTAAGCGATTATATGGCGTTAATGACAGCTGTTATCGAAATCTCTGGTCTTGGAGGACCTGCGTCAAAGGAATAAACGACCATGAGTATGGGCTTCATATTTTAGCCGAGCAGCTTCACATGCCTGTATATGAGATAAAGCAAAAAATGCCAATGTCTGAATATAATAATTGGTTAGCTTATTATCGACGTGTATCGGTAGAGCGTGAGACATACGAAAAGCTTGGCGGCAAAAAGAATCTGCTCGACAACCCAACAGATCTAGTGAAAGGATTAACTTTATGAGTGTAACCTATCAACTAGACGGGATGGAGCAGCTTTTAAAAGCTATGAAGAATTTACCAGAGGTGGTCAATAAACAGATCGTGAGAGCCGGTGTTCGTATGGCCGGTTCTCGCCTTCGCACGTATATGCGTAGAGCCGCTCCGAAAGGAACAAAAGGCTTATTACGTAAATCTATTACCATGAAGTATATGGGAAATAATAAAGTAAAAGTTGGTTTGAATACTCGCCAATATTATAAAACATTGGATGTTGGCCGTAAAGCGTATCAGCGCAAGGATGGCACCCAAGTAAAAGCTTCTACTGGAACTTGGGATACTCAAGGCACAGGCATTGCTCAAACATGGGCTCGCCATAAGCGCGAGATCGCAGAGCTAATGATCCAAGGTATGAAGATAGAATTATTTAAAACTGCAGGCCGAATGGCGGTTTACGGTGGGTATAAACGAAGGAGATAACAATGGCTGGACAAGCAGATATCGGCGCACTAGTCGTCACACTAGAAGCGCAAACAGCAGCCTTTGATAAAGGAATGGCGCAAGCCACAAAGTCGTTAAACTCTTTCGGCTCAGCATCAAAGACGGTTGAGAAAACGCTCGGCGGTTTTATGGGGCCATTGCTCCAGTTTAACCAAGCCATAGCCGGCGTTGGTAATGCAATGGGAGTTGTGACAACAGCTTTTAATGCGTTCAAAACTCTCGCTGCTCCTCGTGATCAGCTTAGAAATCTTGAGTCGTCGTTTAAAGGCGTGTTTGGCAGTGGAGAGCGTGCTGCTGATATAATGGGCAGAGTAATGCGGATCTCTAATGAGCTCGGTACTTCTATTCCACAAACAGCTGACGCACTTCGCCGTATGTCGATTGGTCTTCTCCAATTAGGCGCAAGTAATGATGAAATTGAGACAATCACTACAACCTTCTTAAAACTGGGTGCTCAAGGCGGCTCTATTCAAGAAGCAACTGGAGCTATCTTTCAGTTCTCTCAAGCGTTAGGCTCTGGTGTTTTAAGAGGCGATGAGTTAATCTCGCTGCTTGAAAGACAACCGCTGATTGCTCAGAAAATCGCGCAGTACATGAAGTCTATTGGTCAAGCGACCGAAGGCACAACAGGTGAGCTTAGAAAGCTTGCTGCAGAAGGTAAAGTTACTTCTCAAATATTACGAGACGCATTGCTTGGTATAGCGCCACTAGTAGCACAAGAGTATGCACAAATGCCTCTTACTATGGAAAAAGCTATTAACAGGATGTCTAACTCTTGGTTTAAATTTAGAGTTGATTTTGCTGAAGCAACCAGTCTTAACGAAGGCATTGGAAAATCTTTTACCGCATTAACTGGAATCTTGGACGAGCTGTTTACGTTAATGATTCAAGATACAAAAACAGTTGTATCAATGTTTACACAGCTTGGTAAAGCAATCGAGACTAGCGCACCCGCACCAGAAACTAAAACAGCGTGGGATGATTTCTTGAGCTTTATGAAAAGAGAATTAGTCGATGTCAGTAAAGTAATTACGGATAAAGTAATCGGCATCTTTAGTATTCAAGTTGGCCAAGAGCTTTTTGGCTCGTATGCTAAGCTTTTAGGTGCTCAAAAGGATTATAACTTTGAATTAAGCAATGGTAAAACCTATTGGGATCAGCTATTAAACACCGCATTAGGCGCGCTTGGTCTTATTGAATCCGCAACGGATAGAGAGCGCAAGCGTCAAAGAGAGCTTAACCAAGCAATGGCTCAAGACATCGAAAACGGTGCAAGTCAGCAAGGAAAATTTAATACTCCTCCTCCAGTTAAAGCAAAGAAAAACGAGGCTTGGGATAATTTCGTTGAAGGCTTAAAAAAAGCTCGCGAAGAGATGGACTTAATCACGCCAAAGATTAAATATCTTGAGGCATTATTAGCGAAGGCTCCACCTAATAGCACATGGGCTCAGAAACTTACAGCAGATATTAAAGCACTTAAAGAGTCTATTGATCCTGCTGATACTGCGCTTAAAGCTTACGCAAAAACCGTACAAGATTCGTTAAACCCGCTAAATCAATATACTGAAGAGCTAAATAAACTATCACAGGCTTATGAAAAAGGTTATCTTACCTTTAATCAATATGCAGACAAGCAGTTTGAGTTGGCTGACAAAGTAAACGAAGCAATGGATAAAACTCAAAAAACTAAAAGTGCGCTAGACGAAATCGGCGTTGCAATTGGTAATACGTTAAGTAATAGCGTTAGCGATTTAACAGATGTCTTATTTGAAGCAGATCAAACGTTCCAAAAGTTTGCTGAGAATTTCCTACGTGCTATCGCCAAGATGATTGTGCAAATGATGATTCTTAAAGCGCTCAAAATGTCTATGGCTAATACAGCATTTGGCTCTTTCCTTGGCTTCGCTAAAGGTGACTCATTTGAAGGTGGTACGTCTCTTAAACAAGGTGTTTACACCGAGCCAACGCTCTTTAAGTTTGCTAATGGCGGTACGTTTGGCACACGCAATGGTTTGATGGGAGAAGCAGGTCCTGAAGCTATTCTACCTCTTAAGCGCGGTGCTAACGGCCAACTCGGCGTTCAAGCCGGCGGTAGCATGGAGCCTCCTGAAACGATTGTGAATGTATATAATAGTGCAGACGCTACTGTGAAGACTTCTGAAACAACCAACGGAGATGGCTCAAAGACTATCGATATTATGATTGAGAAAAAAGTTAAAGAGTTATTTGGCACAGGCGCAATGGATAAATCTATGCGTGCCTCTTACGGTTTAATCCGTTCTGCGGCATAAGGAGAATATATGGCATTAGTAATTGCACCACGTCCAGCAGAGATCGATGGTTGTATGCAAAAATGGAATGAGACTTACTCCGCAAATACCATTCGTAGCTCTATGGATGATATGGAAGTAAAAGTTAGACGTAGGACAACCGGTCTTGTAAGGACTATGGATACTACTTTAACACTTAAAGCTCCACAATATGACGCGTTTATTGAGTGGTTTAGAGTTGCCCAACAAGGTGGCGCTATTCCTACTCGGATTAAACGGCCACAAGATGGTAAAGAAATGGTAGTGCGTTGTTCAGCACCTCCACAGATTCAATGGATTGATAAGAATATCTTTCAAGTCCAGATGAAGTGGGAGCAGATGCCTGCTTGGGTGACGCTATGAGTCGTATGGTGAGCCCACAAAATCAAGCCGATATCCAAGCCACCAGCTCATCGGTCGCTTGGTTCTATCTTCTGACTATAGAAACGCTTGGCAACCCGCCTTTACATCTTGTAAACAATAATGAAGTCTTTGTAAGCAATGGCATAGAATATCAACCATTTCCATTTAAACTAAATCTACCTTCAGATACAGGTGAGCGATTACCTCGCATTCAGTTGGTTATCGCAAACATATCGAACGAGATTATTGACGCGATCAGATCTCAGTCTGTGCCGCCTGTATTAACCGTTGACTTAGTAAGCAGTTCGTATCCAGATATTATTGAAAAGCGTCTAGACTTCTTAGTTTTGCGGAACGTCACTTACGATGCTAACTCGATTACAGGTGATTTAGAAGTTACCAATGTTATGTCAAGTGGCTTCCCAGCGGAGTCATACGATCCGGTCCATTTTCCCGGATTATTCAGATGATTGACTGTAGCTCTTCACAAGAGAGCTATGGTAAATTATTTACAAGGAGTTAGGATGAGCATCCTTCAAAATAGGCATGATAAAATTATTATGCACTTTCAAGAATTACATGGTAAACACCCTTACCAACAGAATAAACCGGGCGAAGATTTTGAGCATCACCATATTATTCCTCGCCATGCAAACGGTAATAACACTAAAGAGAATTTAGTTTGGCTGCCATATAGATGGCATCGACTAATCCATGTCTTACGTGCTAAAATTACTCGGCATCCAAAGGATGTCCATGCTGCGGCAATGATGTCAGGTCAAACTCTACAAGGTAAAAAGTTGCGCCAACTAAAGGCACAAATTCAAGGTAGACGTAACGTTGAGTCAGGCCATTTAGCGGCACTGCGGACCACTGAGCATCAGGCTTATGCTGGAAGTATTGGTGGTAAGACAAATAAAGGTAGAAAACATACTGACGCTGCGAAACAGAAGGTTAGCGAGTTTTTGCAAGGCACGATTTGGTGGAATAATGGCTCAATCAATCGCCGTAGCAAGACTCAGCCTGAAGGCTTTGTCAAAGGTAGAATATGGTATCGATAAATCGTTTCATAGGAATTCCTTATACGGTTGGTGGTGAGAGTTATGAGGCGGCGGACTGCTACGGCATAGCGCGCTTATATTCTCGCGAAATCTTGCATAAAGAGTTGCCACAATATATGTATTCAAGTTTAGATAATGAAGCAGTCGCCGAGCTGGCGATTAAGTCTGCACAGCATGGTCTTGGCGCCTCTTGGACGAAAGTCGAAGTGCCACAACATGGTGACATAGTCACGTTCCGTATTATGGGCCAAGAAATCCATTGCGGTATTATGTTGAATGGCTCGGAGTTTCTCCATAGCCTTAAAGGCCGCATGTCCTGTATTGAGGACTTGTCTCACATCAATTGGCGCACGCGTCTAACAGGAGTATTTAGATATGGATGAGTTAGAAGTATTAGATGCGCCTAAAACGCAACAGAAAAGGTTGACACGATTGCTGACGCCAAGCGGCCCA